GCGATAAAGCGCAGGATCTACCCCGCGCTGACGTGCTCCGTAAGGAAGTGACCCACCCGGTTCGCTCCCTCGGCGCGTCCTTCGCCTACACCGTTCAGGAGACCCGTGCCGCCGCCATGGTGCCTGGCATGAACCTCGAGCAACGCCGGGCTAACGCCGTGCGCCGCGCCTACGAGGAGAAAGTCCAGGAAATTGCCTTTTTCGGCGATACCGCCTCCGGCATGAAGGGCTTCTTCAACAACGATCAGGTCGACAAGACCGTGCCGAACAAGTGGTTCGACACTTCCGGCGTCACCACCGACGAAATGCTGGAGCTCCTGAACGAGGCACCCACCCGCCTCGTGCAGAACTCCAACATGAAGGAGATGCCCAACACGATGCTGGTGCCCTACAACGTGTACCGCATCATCTCCACCACCCCGCGCAGCACCACCTCCGACACCACGGTGATGGAGTTCTTCCTGCGCACCAACCCGATGATCAGCTCCATCGAGCCGATCAACGAGCTGGAAGCCAGCAAGTCTGGTGGTGCCCTTTCCAAGGACCGGATCGTGACCTACGACCGCAGCCCCGACAAGCTGCAACTGCACATCCCCCAACCCCTGGAGTTCCTGCCTCCCCTGCGTCAAGCGCTGGAGTTCTCCGTTGCAGCTCACGCTCGCATCGGTGGTCTCTCGCTGTACTACCCCAAGAGCGCCCTTGTTCTTGAGAAGGCTTGACCTAGTCAGAACCAGTTAAATCCTCATCCCGTCTTAGTCATGATCCTCGTTTACAGGCCTGAACTTGAAAACCCCCCGATGGACAAGGAATGCACCATCGGCTTCTCGTTCGTTGGAGGTGGCGGCTTGTCCGACCACGTTCAAGTCGCGTCTGGCGTCACTCGGAATTTCCCCGAGAACGTCTGGGAGAAAATCAAGGACTACGACGTGGTGAAGAACCTCCTCACGCTCGGTGCCTTGCGCATCGACGCTGAAGAGGTCACGACAACCGAGGCTGCGCCTGCGGCAAACAGCGACACCATCGCTGACATGCCCATCGCGCAGGCGCTCGAGCTGATCGAAGCATCCTTTGATGTTGAGCAGCTCAACAAGTGGTCTGCAAAAGAGCAGCGTATCAAGGTCCGCAATGCAATCGCAAAGCGAATCCAAGCGATCACAGAAGGTAACGGCTGATGGCAGCGCCTTCCACTACGGATTTTCTCGCACGCTTCCCGGAATTCACTGAAGTCCTGGTTGACGTTGTCGAGAGCACCGTGGCGGAGGCGTCTCTGTCCACCTCAGAAACACTCTGGGGTGCGCGCTATGCGCAAGCCGTGTTTCTTCTCTCCGCTCATCTCCTCGCTGGACGGACGATGCAAATCGGCCTCCAGGTCGGCTCACCTAGTGGCAACCCCATTGGGACCGGGCTCGACGCCACTCTCTACGGCCAGGAGTACAAGCGGCTGCTCGCCACGCTCCCTCTGTCCGGATTCGCGGTGTAGCCATGGCCATCACCACCGAGACCGTTGCCACCTACGCCCCCTGGGGCAATGCCCAACTGGCATTTGAGGTTGGCAATTCCACCATCACCGATGACCCCATGACCGGTAACCCGGTCCAGGGCGTCGTGGTCTTGGATTACCTGGCCGCCATCACGCTCGAAGCTCCCAACTGGCAGGCCCAACCGGGCGTCGACAACACGACCTATAGCTGCCGAGGGCGTCTCCTGGCGCCCACGACCTTCGACACCCGCATCACGAACGGTTCTCAAGCGGAGGCCACCATCAACGGTGTGCTCGGCCGCTTTGAGCTGACGTTCGACCTTGCGATGGATGCATCCCACCGCCAGGACTTGCGGCAAGCCTTCCAAGGCACGTTCCGTGTGAACGGAGGCACCTGATGGCACAACGCGAGTTGAAGCGCGACTTCGACGAGGCCGTCAACAAGGCCCTCAAAAAGACCGCGCTGTATTTGGACGCCCGCTTCACCGAGGAAATCTCGGCAGTGAAGTGGGACTTTCCCTCCCCACCTCAGGTGAGGGACATCGTGGACACCGGACGTCTGCGCGCAAGTCAAACCCGCGAGCAGCAATCCGACGGCAGTGTGACCTTCACATGGCCCGTCGAGTACGCCACCGAAGTCCACGAGGGCGGTGTTGGTCTGAACGGCCAACGATTCCCCGGTCGTCCTTGGACAAAAGCTCCTCTCGAGGAGCTCCCTACCAAGTTCGGCCAATTCCTCAACGCCGCTATTGAGGAAGCACGATGACTATCAGTACGAACTGGCCACCTGTCACGCTGCTACGCAGCACGATCGAGAAATACATCCTCGATCTTTACGCGACAGGCGGAACGCTCAAGCCCTACACCCAGTGGCCTGGCTACTACACGCTTCCTAACAACAATCGCCGCCCAGCGGTGTATGTCGTAGGTGCGCAGATGGTGCCATCCAACTGGAAGATCACAGGGATTGAATGCACGATCCAGGACGTACCTGAAGACATCACGTCACCGGGGTCAGTGAACGGCGTCATCTCCTTCGAGAGGTGGCTAGTCCGCTTCACGAACTACGGGACCAAGGCGGGCACAAAGATGCCGGTTTCCATGCTGGACATCCGCCGCCGTATCGCAAGGGCGTTCCCGCGCGACCAGACGACGTACATGCCCCGCACCGAGGCCACCTTCGAGGCCCTTACAGCCCGAATTCTCGGAGCTGTCCAGAACCCACCCATTCCCTAAGGAGAAGGCATCATGGCCCACTACGCCATTGGTCTTTCGTTTCACAAGGCCCACCGCACATTGGTGCGCGTGGTGCCCCTGACCCCGCCGAATCGGTATTTCGCCTCGCGGAATGCCCAAGGCGTGATCACTCTTCCCACCCTCGCAGCTGGTGATTCCTACAAGGTGATCTCCGGTGTGAGCCAGTGCTCGTTCCAGATCAACGACAACAACCAGGAGTTCCGCCTCCTGGGCGATGACGGCTGGTCCGACAGCGTGATCACAGGTGCCTCAGTCCAGGCTTCAGTCACCACCTACTTCATGAAGGACATCGACGCCCCCGGCGTCGGTCAAACCAATCCGACCTTCAAAGGCGACTACGACGAGGGCTTTGACTCGATCCAGCGCTGCCGCTACGACAAGAACTTCGAGGTCTACTTCGAGTTCATGAAGGAGCTTGGCCGTGCCAACGGTGACACCGGCAACTGGATCTACGACTTCGCCGGCTTCAACGCCTGCATCCAGAACTACCAGGAGCAACTGTCGGCCGAGGGCCTCACCGAGATCAGCTTCGACCTGCTGTCGCGTGGCCGCCCCGTGTTCGGCAAGTACGACGCTGGTGCAAACCCGCTGTCGTTCTCTGAGTTCTGATCTCGACTGATTTCCGAATCAGTTAGCCAACGCCCATCCCAAGGGAGGAGATTCCACCATGTCCAACTTCGCCAGGGGTCAGGCCTTCCACAAGGCCTCCCGCACGATCATCCGGGCCGTGGAGCCCTCCTCCCCGAGGGCGTTTACCAGCACGGTGGACGCCAACGGCTTCATCACGCCCCCCGCTCTGGGCGAAGCCGAGTACTACGTCGACATGCAGGGCATCTCCCAGATGTCTATCCAGGTCAACGACAACAACCAAGACATCCGTGTTCTGGCCGACTCCGGATGGGGCGACGGTGTCGTGATCTCATCCTCGATCACCGTCTCGGTGACGAGCTACTTCATGCGCGACCTAGAGTACGTCGAGGGCTGGGCACCCGGGGTGCGCGCCTCTGTGCCCACCATGTCCGCCTACAACAACGGCGCCATCGTCTGCACGATTCCAGACCGGACGAGCGGCGCATGGGAGCGTGGCTTCAGCTTGATCGCCAAAGCCCGCTATGAAAAGGACATCGGCCGCATCGTCCACGACCCCAAGATCCGCAACAATCGAATCTACATCGAGATCCTCAAGGAGATCGGTCACGCTGACGGCACTCCAGATAGCGATCTGATCTACGACTTCCTGGGCTTCGAGGCCGTCGTCAGCAACTACTCCGAGAACGAGAACGCCGACGGCCTCACCGAGGTCAGCTACGACCTGATCAGTGTGGGTGCGCCCTCGATCGGCAAGTTCACCGAGGGCACCGAAGCGCCCAAGTTCATGGACGTGTGGAACTACAGCGACTTCCGGGACGCGGTAACCCATGAATCGATCTGCCGCTTCGGCCCGCAGTTCACCGCGATCTTGGCAAACACCACCCCGAGCGCGGGTGTGCTGAACGCCAGGTGGAATCACCTCACCGGTCAGATGTGGCTCCAGATGTCGGGTCTATCCCACATCGGGCTGGGGCGAACAGTCCGCCTCTACGCGCTGACATTCAGCTACTTCGAAGGTGATGGGTACATCAGTAACTACTTTCCGAAGCCCAGCGCCCCCACCGATTTCCAGGTACTGGAGATCAAAGACCGTGACGTTCGCGAGTACGGCGTCCAGACAGCGAGCTACAACAACGTCACTGGCGTAGCCACGCTCACACTCACGTCAACAGCAACACTGAATGTTGGCGACTACATCGGTGTACGCGACCTGCGCTTTAGCCGTCTTGTCTCGGGTCAGCCCATCGTTGATCTGCTCCCCGAAGAGACCGCGCACTCCATGGTGCAAGTGCTGACGCTCTCAGGCCCCACGATCACGGTCAACCTCGGCGCCCGCGAGGCCGTGTACACCTACGCCGGAGGTGGCCGCATCGAGCTCGGCCCTGTGATGCGGATCAACTTCGGCACCGCGACCTCCGAGCGCTTCTACATCAACGGTGGCACCACGACTGTGGTCGGCCCCCTCGAGGCAAACGGAACCCTGACATATAACAACGCGGACGTGAAGCCCCGTGCTAGCAGCGTCTACGCCTTGCCTTAATGCAGAGCGATTTACTCATCGATTCTGACAAAAGGATCTACGCCGTTAACTGCACAATTGAGCGGGACTACGTCCACGTCGGCGCCCTCTATGCCGAGCCCGGGATCCCGGACTTCGTTATACGCTTATCGGATAGCGACGCTAGTGTATTGGTAGAGCTCCCGGTTGATCTGGTCCACCAGAG